AGGAAACCCTAAACCCATGAAACTCTTCGGCTGGAAATCGGCCGGGCGTGCTGTTGTGCGCCCGGCCAAAACTTATGTCTCGCTTGCGCGCGGGGCTGGCGGGGCGCTCTTTGGGGCGTGGCCGCGCTCTTATGAGGCGCAGGTGCGGGAGGGATATCTCTCCAACGCGGTGGCCCAGCGCGCGGTGCGGTTGGTGGCAGAAGGGGTCGCGTCTGCGCCCGTTTCCGCCTCTCACCCGGAAGCTGGCGCGCTGATTGCCGCGACTTCGGGCGGGCAGGCGCTGATGGAAACGCTCGCCACGCAGATCCTGCTCCATGGCAATGGCTATGTGCAGATGCTCGCCACGCCGGATTCGGCACTGGGCGAACTCTTTGCCCTGCGGCCCGAACGCGTGACGGTGGAAGCAGACGTGCAAGGCTGGCCCGCCGCCTTCCGTTACCAAGTGGGTGAGCGCGTGACGCGCCTTGCCGCCAATGAGGTGATCCATCTCCGCACGCATCATCCGCTTGATGATCATTACGGGCTGGGCTGTCTGGGCGCGGCCTCTGGCGCGATTGCCATCCACAATGCCTCTGCCAAATGGAACAAGGCGTTGCTCGACAATGCCGCCCGCCCGTCCGGCGCGCTGGTGCATGAAGCGTCCGAAGCGCTGACGGCGGACCAGTTCGAGCGGCTGAAAGCGGAGCTGGCCGCTGGCTTCTCCGGCCAAGACAATGCCGGGCGACCAATGCTGCTGGAGGGTGGCCTGCGCTGGCAATCGCTCAGCCTGACACCAGCCGACATGGACTTTGCGGGCTTGAAGGCCGCCGCCGCGCGCGAGATTGCGCTGGCCTTTGGCGTCCCGCCCGTGCTGCTCGGCCTGCCGGGAGACGCGACCTATGCCAATTATCGCGAGGCCAACAAGGCGCTGTGGCACCAGTCGATCCTGCCGCTAGCGGGCAAAATCCTTGCCGCGCTGGCAGAAGGGATGCGCCCCTGGTTTCCGGGGCTGTCACTGGCGGTCGATATGGACCAGCTGCCCGCTCTGTCCGAAGATCGCGAACGGCTTTGGGCTCAGGTGAACGGCGCGGATTTCCTGACACGCGAAGAAAAGCGGGCGATGCTGGGAGTCGCAGCATGACCGACATGCTCACCCACCTGTCCGCACAGGCCGAAGCGCGCGGCGCGGATCTCGCCACGTTGCGCGCACTGATCGAAGAAGCGTCCGAACTCGGCGCGCAACGGGCGCTGGAGCGGCTGGGGCTACACGATGATCATGCCCCGCGCGATATGGCTGATCTGCGCGAATTGCTCTCTGCCTGGCGCGATGCCAAAACGTCCGCACGCCGCGCCGTGGTGGAATGGTTTGTGCGCGGATGCCTCGCGCTGTTGCTCATCGGTCTGGCGGTCAAGCTCGGGCTTGGCGGGCTGGTGAGCCAGTGAGGATCGCCGGATATGCCGCCATTTTCGATGCGCCGGATCGCGGCGGTGATATTGTCCGCAAGGGCGCGTTCGCGACTGCCAAAGCGGGCGTCCCGCTTTACTGGCAGCATGACCCCAAGCGCCGCATCGGCACCATCGAAAGCGTGGAAGAGGATGAGCGCGGCCTGCGCATCATCGCTGCGCTGAACGATGCCACGCCGCTCAAACCCGGCCACGGCCTGTCCTTCGGATACCGCGTGCGCGGTGCGCGGCGTGGAACATATCGTGAATTAACAAGCCTCGACCTGATCGAGGTCAGCCTCGTCGACCACCCCATGCAACCGCTCGCCCGCGTGCTGGCGATTGAAGAGTGACACCCCTTTTACCCCCAAGGAGACCCCCATGGACTATGAAGTGAAAGCAGACCCGATGGCTGCCGCGTTTGACGCAGCTGATGCCCCCGCCACTCTCATCCGCCCGGCGCTGGCTGGTGCGACCCTCGCAGATCCCGCCCGCTCCGCCTTTATCGATGGCTATCTGCGCCAAGGCCGCGAGGTTGAGCTGAAGAGCTTTTCCGGCGCTGTGGCGGCCGATGGCGGCTATGCCGTCCCGCGCGAGATTGACGCGGTGATCGACGCCACGTTGAAGGCGATCTCCCCGATCCGCGCGATTGCCAATGTCGTGCGGGTCGGCTCGGCGGGCTATCGCAAGCTGGTGACAACCGGTGGCACCGCCTCTGGCTGGGCGAGCGAGACCGCTGCCCGCCCGAACACGGGAACGCCCGCTTTCAACGAGATCGTTCCCAGCTTTGGCGAGCTTTATGCCAATCCGGCGGCGACGCAGGCCATGCTGGACGATGCGGCATTCGATGTCGAAGCCTGGTTGGCGGATGAAATCGCGCATGAATTTGCCAAGGCGGAAGGAACCGCCTTTGTGGATGGTGATGGCATCAACAAGCCCAAAGGCTTCCTCTCCTACGCCACGGCCAGCACCAATGATCAGTCGCGCGCGTTCGGTACGCTGCAAACGGTGGCGACCGGCGTGGCCAATGATCTGCCCGCCGCATCCCCGCAGGAAAAGCTGGTCGATCTCGTCCATGCGCTGCGCGCGCCCTATCGCCAGGGCGCCGTCTGGGTGATGAATTCGGGCACGCTGGCGCGCATCCGCAAGTTCAAGGATGCCAATGGTGCCTTCATCTGGCAGCCGGGACTGGTGGCAAACCAGCCGGATACGCTGCTCGGTTATCCGGTGGTGGAAAGCGAGGACATGCCGGACATCGGCCCCGGCAGCCTGCCGATTGCCTTCGGCAATTTCCGCGCTGGCTATGTCATCGCCGAACGCAGCGAAACGAGCATCCTGCGCGATCCCTTCACCAACAAGCCCTATGTCAATTTCTATGCGACCAAACGGCTGGGCGGTGCGGTGTCCAATTCGGAAGCGATCAAGCTGCTGAAGGTTGCCGCCAACTGATCACCTGATCTTTCCTCCCTTTAGCCCCCTCCCGCCACAACCGGCGGGAGGGGAGAGGATGAAGCATGACCCCCTATCAGTTCCAAAGGGGCGAGACGATCGCGCTCGCCCTTGATGCCGTAGACGGCGACCCGGCAGATGTGACGCTGATTGCCGCCCAGTTGAAGGCCGTGCCTCCGGGCCGGACCAGCGTGCCGCCCGGTGAGCCCGCTTCCGCCAGCTTTTCGGTTAGCGTGCGCGCAGCCAGCGACGATGCGCCCGCCGGATGGACACTTATCATCCCCGCCGCCACCTCTGCCGGACTGGTGCCGGGCCTTTATCTTGCGGACGCCCGGCTGACGCTGGCCGATGGCGTGATCCAGACCGAGCCTGTGGCCATCCGCCTGCGACAAGCGGTGACGACATGATCATGCTGCAATGGCGCAGGCCGCCGCCGCTGATCCGCACTGTCTGGCGTGGCCCGGAACCGCGCGAAGCTTCGGCGGAACTGGCGCGTGCCAGCGTTCCGCTCGCAGCCATCATCGGCCCGCCGGGCACGCCTGGCCCCGCCCCCAGATCGGGCCGGGTGGTGATGACCCTGCCCGGCGGCGGTGGAGAGATTCATGCCGAGCAAAGCTTTGCTGCCCCCGGTCTGACGCCCGCCATGCGCGCGTTCGCTGCGCTGGAGCTGACCGATGATGACGCGGAAAACAGCCCCGAATGGCTGGTCGTCACATCTCTGGCCGCGCGCGCGGGGCAAGACAGCATCACCATCCTGATCACGCTGGCGGAGCCCGCCAGCGGCCCCATCCCCCTTATCTGGAGTGCCTTTTGATGGCGAAGATTTCAAAAGACCTGAGCGCGGGCACCTTGCATCCGCGTGAAAGCCAGTTCGCTACCGGCACGCTGGGCAATCTCGGTTCGGAAGTGACGGTGGCGGCCGATGGTGCCGCGTCCGTTTCCATTGATGTCCGCGGCACAGCCAGCCTGGTGCTGGAAATGGCGGGCAGCGTGGATGGCATCAACTGGACCGTCATTCCGATGCGCCCCTTTGCATGGAACTCGTCTTCCTATTTCACCTATTTCTCGTCCGCCTTTGTGGGCGTGGCGGCGGGCAAATGCGGGCCGTTCCGCTGGGTGCGCGCGCGCGTGGCCAGCTATACATCCGGTTCGGTCAATGTCTGCTTGTTGGCTGATACCGCGCCGATGGATGACCGGTTCGAAAAAGTCACGCCGCTGATGGCCACGGCAACCGGGGCAGCTGGTGCTGCGGTTTCGCTCACTTTGCCGAACCCCAGTTCCGGATTGCGCCATTACCTGACCTATCTGAGCATAGACCGCTTTGCCGCAACCGCGCTGACGGCGGCGGCGACCCCGCTGACGGTCACCACCACCAACCTGCCCGGCTCGCTCGCGCTCACCGTTGGTGCGGGAGCCGCAGCGCAGGGAACAATCGACAGCCGCCGGGAGGACTTTGCCTACCCGATTGCATCGACGTCCATTTCCGCGACGACAACCATTGATTGCCCGGCAACCACCGGTGTCATCTGGCGCGTGACTGCGGGCTATTTCATCGCGCCATAGCGCCGCACGATTTCGCCCCCCTATTTCTCCAATCAAAGGACCGGCGATGTTCACGCCTGAACCCGTTGTGCTGCCCGATGCAGCGCTTGATGATTTGCGTGCCTATCTTCGTATCGAACCGGATGTGGAAGACCCGCTGCTGGCGGCGCTGGCCGCATCCGCGCTCACCCATTGCGAGGCCTTCACCCGCCAGATTTTCCTGCGCCGCACCGTGACTGAGCGGTTCAGCGCGGGCAGCGGCTGGCAAAGGCTGGGTGCAACCCCGGTTACCGCCATCACCGGCGTGACAGGCCTCCCCGCAGAGGGTGCGGCTTTCACCATGCCGGTGGAGGCTTATCGGCTTGATCTGGACCTCAATCATGATGGCTGGGTGCAGATCCTCCAACCTGGTGCTGCCGGTCGGGTGGACGTGACCTATCAGGCCGGGATGGCCACAGACTGGGCGGACCTGCCCGAAACCCTGCGGCTCGCGGTCATGCGGCTGCTCGGCCATCTCCATGCCTGGCGCGATGATGCCGACGACAAGGGGCCGCCAGCCGCAGTCGCCGCGCTGCTGCGCCCGTGGCGGCGGATGCGCCTGTCATGAGCGGCGAATTTGCAGGCGCACTGCGTGAACGCGTCACCATCGAGCGCCGTCTGGGAGACCGCGACGCCATCGCCGGCGCCACGGGCCGCCACGTTTATGATGGCGCCGCGTGGGTGGCCGTGGCCCCGCTGGTGCCGGGCGCAGACGCACTCGCCGATGCCCGATCCGCCATGCCGCGCTGGCAGGTGACGATGCGCAAGCGCGAAGGGATCGGCCCATGGACCCGGCTGGTCTGGCGCGGTCGCTTTTTGCGCGTGGCCTCTGTGCTTAGCGATCCGCGTGATCCGGCGCGGATGACGCTGACCTGTGACGAACTGCGCTGACATTTCCAAAGGAGACTCCCATGTTCAAATCCCTGCTAAAAAAGGCCGCCCGGCTTGCCCTCAAGCTGGCTGACCGCGAGATTGATCGCATCCTCGCCAAAACCGACCGACCCGCCGATGTGACTGCCACGCGCATCGATGCGGGCGTTGTGCTGGAAGGCCCGGCGCTGAAAGAACGCGCCGTCACCGATCCCGCCGTG